TTCTGTACAGCTATCGCAAAAATGTAATCTATCTTCATGGTCAAAACCATAAGCAATAATTACACTACAACCATTACATAGTAATGCGCCATTGCCGTTGTTAAATTTTATTTCTGCGTACATGGGTTTTGACATTTAGATATCACTCGAATTCAAGTCATTCAGATTAACATCTTCTGAAAATGCTTCTAGTCCTAAATCTGCATCTTTTTTCTTCTTGGGCTTTTTATTTTTCTTATTTAGTGTTTTCTTTAAATAAGAATCTTCAAAATCTTTCAAGAACTTGTCAACATTATCATGGAGATATTCAACGAATGTATTCTGGTAATCTTCATTATCACCGTCCATAGTATCATGATAGTCATCTACAATCATTGAAGTAGAAAAACTCTTAAGTTTTACATACTGTTGTTTCTTCTCTTTCTGAATTCTACGAAGAAATGCGTAGTATATAATTTGAGTAAAGTAAGCAAAAGGATTCTTAGACTTCTCTGGATTGAAGTTATGCATATAGAGTAGGCAGTTCTCTATTCCATCACATATCATTTCATCCTTAAAGGTATAGTTGACAAAATTTGGTGAATAAGATAGTCTCTCAGAAATCTTCATAAAGCATTCAGCAATGTAATTGGGAACCTTTGGTCTATGTTCCTTTATATCTTTGCCTTCTGCTTCCACTGCCCTACATTCAGCAATATAAGCACTCATGGCATCATAGAATTCCTTATTATCAATGTAGTGGTCTGCTTTATTACTAGGTGGTGCGGATGCTTTAGCTCTTGCCATATCATTTTTCATAGATTTATCCTTATAGTTGTTAAATATTATTCAATACTAACATAAACTTATGTGTATGTCAAATTACTATAAGTTATAAGGATATTCTGGATGGACTTGACAAGTGACTTGACAAACAGTAGAATTGTTTGTGTAGTAGATGATATGGATTAATGTATCTATTAATTATCTACTTGTTAATAACAATTAGTTATATTATGACTTGACAAGTGACTTGACAAAGTGTTATTCTATGTGTGTAGTAGATGATATGGGTTATTATAACTATTAATTATAACTAATGAAACTTTGTTCCTTCAGGAATATTTATAATCCCTTCTTGAGTTTCTTTCTCCAATTCATCCAATCCCGAAATATCTCCCTCATCAGACTTTTCAATCTTATCCAATGAAATACTATAGAATTTAACTAAGTTATTTGTAACTGGGGCATGTGTCATTATATTAGATGTATTAACCAAATAATAGGTATCATCCGAATAAGGAACCCATTTATTTAAATGGATGTTAAATCCGTTTTCAGATTCGTATCTAGAAATGATTAAAGGTTTTTCAATACAAATAATATCTTTTTCATCTGTTTCATAAACCCTACCTAATATCTCATCTCCATTATTCATCATAAGAATATGTATTTTTTGTTCTACTTGTTCATTCTTATCCATATTTGATTCTCCGTTAAAAATCTATTTCGTATACCTTGTAGTTAAACTTTTCATCGTTATAAATCTTTACACGTTCTAAGAAATGAATTAGTGCGAAGTTCTTGTGTTTCTTATGGTGTAAGTCATCAACAATATCATACAATACAGCAGAATCTTTCGTATCAGACCTTCTAAGTACCCTACCAATTGACTGTAGGTTTCGTATCTTTGATTTAGATGGAGACGCAAAGATAATGTTATGAAGGTTTCTTATATTTATACCTGTTGAAAATGTTCCATATGAGGCAACAATAATAGCATTATCATGCGACTCTGTATCAGTACGAATTTTTTCCCTAATAGCAGAATCTACACTACCATGAACAAAATAAACAGGTCTTTCAGAACCAAGTTCATCACTAATTAAGTCGTATAGTGGCTTTCCATGCTTTTCAACCATATTAAACAAAACCAGTGTATTACCTTTGAGTCCTTTGCAGAGGTTCTTTATATATTTATTCCTTTTATCATTTTGAGCAATCCAATCCATTTCATCTTTGTATTTCATGCCTTTTATAGATTTACAGGTTTCTTCATCGTATTTCAATGCAAGACATTTTATTTTTAATGATGAAAGTTGATTGTCATCCATCAAGTTTTTGGTGGTTGTTACCTTTCTAACTTCACCAAATAATCCTTCAAGAACTAACTGGTGTGTTTTTGTTCCATCAAGGGTACCAGTAGTCCCAACTCTGAAAGGACAATCCTCAAGCTTCTCCATAATTTTAGTAAGACTGTTGGCTTTAAATAAGTGACACTCATCCCCTAAAACAGCACTGAAATTTTGGAAATAGGGTTTACGCATTTTGTAAATAGATTGCCATGTAGAGATTACAATAGGTTTCTCTGGGTCAATCTTATCCTGTCCTTGAAACACCATATGACATTTTTCTACAACATCCCAATTATCATCAGCACTTGAGTAATCATCAAAATCGTTGTACATCTGTCTAACCAAAGAAGTTGTCGGAACAATAATTAGAATTTTCTTATTTTTGTCTCTAAGAATATCTTCATAGTACCTAAGTAGAGTATATATTATCAAACTTTTCCCTGAGCCAGTGGGACTAAGCAATAATGCTCTATCGTTTGAAATAGCGAACTGGAGCGCATCTATCTGATATTCCCTATGCTGTATAGGTTTACCATTTGAATGCGGGTCTAAGTGCTTACAGAGGGCTTCTATGTGCTCAAAGTCTATATTTCTATTATGTACAATTCCATTTCCATAATCAATGGTATATTCTCCCATAGAAAACTTCTCCAAATAAGGAATTAGTCCCATATAGAGTAGTCTTGTTTGAGGATTATATAGACGAATGTTTCCATCCCACATTTTAGCTCTATAGGCTGGCATGAACTCGCAACCGGGTACTCTAAAAGTGAAGTAGTCAACTAGCTCCCTTAGTGCGCCAATTTCCCCATCAATTTTACAGTAAACATCATTTATTTTAGATACTATTATATCGCTCATCATCCACCATTCTTAAATTTTATATCCTCTAGAGCATTGCGGATTTGCCAATTTCTTTCTGATATTTGTTTTAATAATTTTTCAAGATAGTTTACCAGTTCTTCTTGTACTGTTACTTTAGCTTTGGCGTCTTGATATCTTTCATCAGCATAAATGTAATGCTTTATTTCAGATTTATCCACATACTCATCAAAAGGCTCATCTGCTTTTCCAGAATAATATCTTAGACAATCTTTGTAAGCGGTATTTAATTTATTGTTGTAGTAAGTGAGTCTCATTCTTTCATTAGAATGAATTTTTAGATACTTGATATAAAGCTCATGCGTCCTCAAAGATTCGTAATCTAGTTGAGACATGTCTATCTTCAAGTCTTGAAGTACTTCATTATGTATTTCATCAATTTTCATAATATAATCCAATAATTTAAGTTACTGTATTTTCTTCACCGAATTTTTCTATTTTAAAATCTCTAAATGTAAATGTAACATCAATAGTTAAATGAGGTGTATCAGTATTAGTGGTTGCCAATTGGAATCCGTTCATAGAAACTGGAAAGGCATCATAATAAGTTATTTTAATATTAGGATTAGACTTGCTATTCAATATAATAAGAGTTATATCAGAATATAAATCGTCCAATACTTGTTGCTGTCTATGTGCTAATTGAGTTTTTCTATATTGCTCAAAGTTTTCTGGAAATCCCATACCTTTAATCCATTGAACAATTTCACGGACAACATCCATGTTTTCGTCAATAGCCAAAGTTACTGCCAGTTTCTCATAGACAATCTTGTCACCAACCAAAGACCAATCAACAAAAGGACTAGCCATTTGAGCCTCGCCCATCATCAATCCTGGGACAAATACTCCCTGTGCTAGTGGACCAATTGAAGGGTACTTATCTACGGTTAGTCCAAACCCGTCTGCTGGTAGAAAGTTCCCATGTTTTAAATGATTTGTTTTACTCATACTAGTATTTATATAAAAAAATTAGACATAAAAAAAGGGGTTCAAAGAACCCCTTTTCATACTTTAACTTCCTAATTACATTAGGTTGTCTACGCGAACGATACGGTAGTAGTCGTTTGAACGTGGGCTGATAGCACCGTCCTGAGCGCCTGTAGCAAATGGGTTCGCAACCATGCCGTAGCGAGTTTTGAAACCGATTTTAGGCTGGAAGGTCTGTTCGCCAACTGCGCGTACCATCTGGAGAGGTACGTATGGGCAGTAGAACATACCAGCATCGTATGGTGAAGTACCACGGTAACCTACACAGAATAGTTCGTAGTTACCAGCCGCATCAAAGTATGGGTCGATGAAGACTTTCATACGTCCGTTGATAGTACCAGCGAAAGTATTCGCAGTATCATCAACATTCAAGTCACCAGTAGAACGACCAACCTGAGCAGATGAAGTATCTAGGACACCAGCCATAGATAGAGCAGATGCTACATCAGAAGAACACATTAGGATGTTACCTTTACCACGGCGAGTAGCACGAGCAATTGCGTTAGCTTCACGCTCAATGTGGAACATAAGACCCTTGAATTTCTCAACAGACCAACGACCATTTGAATCAGTGTCAAGGTCAAAGATACCAGCAGTAGCAGTACCAGACTGAGCACCTAGTTTAGCTGAAGAGTAGATAGTACGAATTACTTCGCGGTTCATCTCAGCTAGGATTTCAGTAGAAAGAATGTTAGAAAGTTCAGACTCAGCATCTAGACCATGAACAGCTTTCAAATCCTGTGCTAGTTCAGTGGTGTATTCAGCTTTGAGTGCGCGAGACTTAGCAGTAACAGTAACTTTGTCAATGCTGAAGCCCATCTCTTTGAATGATGGGTCAGAAGCTTCAGGACCACCTAGAGCTTCAGCAGAAGCAGTGTCCATACCTGTACCAGATGCGAAATCAGCCGCAAATGGGTCAGTTGAGCTATGAGTACCAACACCAGAATGAGCAGAGTTTGCTTCGTTGTGAAGTGCTTCTGCGCCTGTCATGTTGTCGTAGTGTGACTTCATGGCAAAGATAAGACCAGTAGGACCAGATAGTGGCTGGACACCACAAAGGTCATAAGCCATGATGTTAGGCATAGCGCGTCTTACCAAAGAGATAAGAATTGGGTCATATGCTTTAACATTACCATCACCGTAGTTGTTAGTTGGTGCCGCCTCGTGTAGAGCATTCTCTTCACGGATAGCGCGTTCTTGGTTTTCTAGAAGAATAGCTGTGACTGCTTTTTTGTATGGGTCAGTAATAGATGGCATGTCTTCATGTTCCATTACTGGTTTCCACTTCTGAGTCAATTCTTCGGAAAGGTGCATTTGTGTATACATTATTGTTTTCTCCTTTAACGATTTTTATAATCTAAAGTTATTTATAATTAGTTACTTTTTAATAGTTCTAGAAATAGCAGAAACGTATGACTCCATCATTGGGTCAATTTTAGTAGCTGGTTTCTTTTCTTCTTCAACAAGAACTTCACCGCTAGTTTCTTTAACTTCTGATTCGATTACTGTTTCTTCTGGGAAGTAATTCTCACGAATTAAACGAATCTTTTTCTCGTAAGCTTCCGCATCTGAAAATTCTACACCTTCTGCGAGATTAACTAGTTTTTCAGACTGAGAAACAGTTAGACCTTCAGATACTGTAGAGATAATCACTTGTTTTTTAAGTTCTGAAAGTTCACGTTTCAGTTCAACGTTCTTCTCAATAGATTCGTTAAGTTCGTTTTCTTTTTGAACAAGCTCAGATTTTGCTTCAGCAACTAAGTCAACTTTCTCAGCAGGAACTTCGATATTATTATTGTTGAATAGAGTCTTCAAATCGCCCATGAAGTTTTCCATGATTTCAAGTCTTAGACCCTGTTCAATAGCGAGTTCATTTTCTTTGACCCACTCTTCAACAACGTAATCAAGATAAGTGTCAATCTTATCTGTTAGTGATTCTGTTACAGCCGCAACAGATTCTTCTAGCTTAGAAGCATATTGCTCTTCTAGTTTAGAAACTTCTTCTTTTAGATGTGACTGAAGTGCCGCGCCAAAGATTGTAGAAGCTTTTTCCATGAATTCTTCAGAAAGGTCTTCGCCATTGAATAGAGCATTCATATCTTCTTCAATTGCAAGTTCTTTCTTTTCTTCTTCCATTTCTTCGTCTTCGTCTTCGTCTTCTTCTTCAGACTCTTCAGAAACTTCAGAAACTTCTTCTTCCATTTCTTCTTCGTCTTCTTCAGACTCTTCAGAAACTTCAGAAACTTCTTCTTCGACTTCTTCTTCGACTTCTTCAGACTCTTCAGAAACTTCTTCT